CAGTGTTGCCACTACCGCCTGTGATGCCAGTAAGTTGGCTACCATTGCCAAATATGTAATCGCCACCAATGTTGCCAGTTGCCGAAATAAAGCTGACATTTGATATGGTGTAACCTTGACCATCAAGATTGGCAGTTAAGTTGCCATCAAACGATCCTATTGTTCCTTGTACTCCCTGGGCACCTGTAGTTCCTTGAGCACCTGTTGTTCCTTGTGTGCCATCTACGCCTTGAATGCCTTGTGCGCCGTCATTACCGGTTGTGCCTTGAGCACCATCAGTTCCTTGAGCACCTGTTGTTCCTTGTGTGCCATCTACGCCTTGAATGCCTTGTGCGCCGTCATTACCGGTTGTGCCTTGAGCGCCATCTGTTCCTTGAGCACCTGTAGTGCCTTGAGCACCTTCTACACCCTGAACGCCTTGAGCACCGTCCGTGCCTGTGGTACCCTGAACGCCATCTGTGCCCACGATACCTTGACCGCCAATAACACCTTGTGTGCCCTGTGCTCCTGTGGTGCCTTGTGGTCCAGAGGTGCCTTGTGGTCCTCTTATTTGTCCTACATCAGTCCAAGTTGCTCCAGTGTATACCCAGAGATTGCCAGTGTCTTGATCAATTACACCATCGCCAGTGACTGCTCCTGGAAACGCTGTATCTAGTGTAACTTGTGGATTTGCTCCTACTGTGGGTACCGATCCAATGATATTTACAGAGGTACCATCGGCACCTGTAGTACCTTGTGCTCCGTCAACACCAGTTGTTCCTTGAGCTCCGTCAACACCCTGGATGCCTTGTGCTCCTGTGGTACCTTGAGCACCGGTTGTGCCTTGAGCGCCTGTAGTGCCTTGTGTGCCATCTACGCCTTGGACGCCTTGTGCGCCGTCATTACCGGTTGTGCCTTGAGCACCTGTAGTTCCTTGAGCGCCTGTAGTGCCTTGTGCGCCATCTACGCCTTGCACTCCTTGAGCACCGTCATTGCCTGTTGTGCCTTGAGCACCATCTGTTCCTTGAGTACCGGTTGTGCCTTGACCGCCAAATACACCCTGAGTGCCTTGAGCTCCTTCAGTGCCTTGAACACCTTGTAGTCCGTCGGTACCTTGAGCACCGGTTGTTCCTGTTGTGCCTTGTGCGCCATCTGTGCCAGTTGTTCCTTGTGCGCCGGCGCCAGTTGCGCCTTGTGTTCCGTCTACGCCTTGTGTTCCATCAAGACCTTGTGTTCCTGTAGTGCCTTGAGCACCTGAGCCTGTTGCTCCCTGTGTTCCGTCTACACCTTGAGTGCCATCAAGACCTTGTGTTCCAGTAGTTCCTTGTGCTCCACTACTAGTTACAGTAACAGTTACACTATTGCCCACAGTTGTGGTAACAACACCATTGCCAACAAAATCAAAACTGTCAACATTTAGTGTTAGTAAGTTACCTTGTTCGTATACAGCGATATTGGCTGTACCACCGCCGCCACCAGATACCATGACGCCGCCAACGGTGCTGCCATCACTTACATAGATGGCATTGGTTACTGGATCATACCAAAGTCTTTGTTCCTGGCCAACGTAAGTAGCTGAGTTTGCATTGTTATCGCGGCTGGTAAAAAACTTTTGTATCGCATTAGGATCATTTGGAATATTTGCGCTCATTATAGTTTTTATTATCCGTCGAATACTTCGTCATCGCTGAGTTCTTGAACTGCTGCGACTGGCACCCCTGCTAGTTGTTTGATACGACTTAATTCATCTTGCTTTGGTTCGTTTGTTTCAGCTTCATCATCGCTGTCATCCATGCTGTCATCTTGTTCTTGTTCTACTGGATTGCCATCGTCATAGACGTTTTCTACACCTACGGCTTTTTTCAGCAGTTCTTGTTTTTGCTGTAGTGGTGGTAAGAATAAGTCTTCTGGAGGCTTGGCGTTGCCAGATGGTGTTTTACCTGAACTGTCTTGATCAGTGTTGTCAAATGACAAGCCACGATTTATCAAGACCGGCGTTGCTACCATGCCTTGTTCGGCACCGGTGTTGTCGGTGTCGATGTTGTTCTCCATATTATGGAGATTGTCAGCAATGCTTCTTAGTATGTCGGCTATTTTCATAATGATCTCTCTATTTCGTTTTGTATTTAGTCTATCTTGGATAACCTTTGAAGGCTTTAACCGGACTTTGGGTATCAATGCCGGCAGGTTCCTGGCTTTGGGCTGTGCCAATTAATTTTTTTCCACCCGGAGTCCGGGTCATTTGTAATGCTTGATCTATGATGGGATCTACGGTCTTGTTTATCCCAGCTACCAAGGCATGATTTCCAAACACTTCTTCTTTGTTCCAAGGCAATATATAAGGATTTAAATCATCCTTGACTGAATCGCTCCTGGCACGGGCCAGGGCCATGCCAAATCTATAAATTTCATATGGCTGATCAGAACTCAGGCCAGGAAGTATAAAAGTTTGGCGCAGTGGGTCAGCTTGCTCGGGCGGTAACTGTTGTTCTTCAGTTAAGAATTCATGAGCTCTCATCTAGGATAGCCTTTGAATCCTGTCACAGGACTCACTGTGTTAGTTGAATCAAGTTCTTCACTGTCCATGTTACCGTCGTTCAAATCCATATGCTCACTGCCAGCGGCCTTCAAGGCCTGATTTAACATTTTTTGTTCAATGTCAGTGTAGGGATGAGCTGTATTGTATCTGCCGGCCCAGCTTTCAGTATCTACATCTAACGGAGTCACTCCGTCGCTACAAGCAGTCAACATCATGATACGATTCAGTTCATAGGTACGATCGTACCCGCCACGGTCGCGAAACTTGTGTAGTCCACGAGTGGCTGATTGTTTGCGATTGCCTATTTTACCTAGGTTTTTTTCAAAAAGAAACTCTTGGGCTCGCACTGGATCAAACTCCAGATGAGTTGAATACGCTGTACTGTGCTGAACTTTGTGTGCCAAGTTCCTTGGCGGTGAATGTGCCTGTTACGGTAAGTTTGTTACCGGCACCCACATAAATTTGTTGTATGTCGCCGTTTGGTATGGCCACAGCGGCACTGTAGATGTTGCCAACTGCGGCAGCATTACCCAATGCTGTGGCATAGACCTGATAGGTTACCCCAGTGCTAAGAGCGGCTATTTCGGCCTTGTCTGTGTACCATGTGATGTTACCTGCTGAACTGACTACGTTTGCTTGTGCCATACTGTGTCCTTTTTAATCTTTCATTAGCCTTTGTAATTTTTCCAAGTTTTAAACAAACTGCGCTCAAGTGCAACTGACTCTTCCATGCTGTCCTGGCGCTTCACTTGACTGGCCAATACCGGAATAGTTGTTTGACCAGTTGACTTAGGACCATTTAGTCCGCCACTAAATCTTCTCAAGTACGGATCATTTGAATCTGTAGTTTCTTTATCGGTTGGCCAGTCTGGACTGTTCTTGGTAGCTGTGGTATCACCGTAGGCTTCGTCAACAGTGTCGCAACCACAGGGTGATTGACCACATGAGCTACAGCCACTGGACTGACTGCCTAAACCGGCTAACTTCAGGATCTCTGCCAATTTCTCAGCATCATCTCCATCAGCACTGACATTGATAGTTTTATTAGGACCACCGTCTGGACGATTGTTCATGGTCACTGTGACATTCATGCCTTCGTTCAGCACACTTGATAATTTCTTATCATAGCTTTCACTAATAGCACCTTCGTAAACACCTTTACCAAACTGCATGCCACCCGATGACTTTTTAGTATCTGTTGCTGTTGCTACACTACCACTTGTGGTTGTTTCGGCAACTTTTTTCTCTTTCTTGTCAGCAACGGCTTTTTTCATTGGCTCTTTTTTGTCCATGTCTAAAAAGTCTGGCTTGGAAGCTTCATCAGTTTTTTTAACTTTGTTAGGAAGTTTGCTGATGTCTTTGCCCGTATCTGCCTTGTTAAACTCTTTGGCCACTTTTGGAGCTACACCAACTTTTTTAGCAAACTTGGGATTGTGTGCGGCGCCGGCCATCATGCGGGCCTGTGACTGACTTTTTGATTTTTCAGCTACTGGTTGAATACCACTGCTTTCTTCACCATGACGTTCTTTTTGGCTTAGCATATAATCAGTTACACTGGTCATCATGCCTTTGATCTGGCCCATTTTTTCTTGTACCCACTCTGGCAAGTTGTCACCTGCACCAAGCGCACGTTCAAGTTCTCGAGCATGACGAACGATAGTGTGTAATTGATCTTTGGCCATACCAGCTTCATCATCATACTCACCACGGTCGGTTATAGCAATATCATTTTCTTTGACAGCACGACCACCTTTGTGTTTCCATGCCTTGCCGGTCACACGCTCAGGGCCTTTTGCAGGACCTTTTGGACGACCTTTGACTTTTGGTTGATCAGATTTGACTTCATCTTCTTCATCATCTTTGTGTTTACGAGTGTATACTGTACCAGTGCTGATTTTTTTCTTGTCAAAATTACCAGTACCTTCTTTTTCTTTCTTTGCCTGAGCTTGATAGTCAGGATCAAATGCTGTACCTTTACTACGTGGATCTTTGGTCTTTTCTTCATCCATGGGTTCTTCTTTGCCTTGCACAAATGCTTTTAGTCCTTTGGCAACATTCTTTAATGGATGCTCTTTGCCAGGTCGTTTTAGCTCTTGCTTACCAGCCATTGCATCTTGATTTCTTCTTGGAGCCACTGCGTTTTTCATTGCTGTGGCTGCTACATCGCCCAACATTTCATCAACTTCTTTTTTGGCGCCAGCAATCTTGTCGGCAAAAGTGATCTTATCTGCGGGAGGTGCCAGTTTGGCAAATGATTTTTGTTTGGGTGTCATTGGCTTGCCAGCTTCGCGAACTGGATACTGTTTGCCACCAACTTTGATTTTTTCACCAGGTTGTACACCGTCGGCTTTGGCCTTTGCCACTGCTCCACTGAATGCATTACCTTCGTTGCACTGGCACGGAGCACAGTCACACTTGGGACACGATCCTTCCATCATGCTTTCATCATACTTGTCATATCTGTTACGGATGTTGTTCATGGTTGTGTCACTAGCATTGTCCCGTCCAGCTTTCTGCAAGGCTTTCATGCCAGCATCGCCATATTTCTTTTTGCCGATTGCAGCTTGAAAAGCACTTTCTTCCATGCTGTCACACTCACATGGTGAGCAATCACAAGCAGAACAATGTCCTTCTTCTAGTTGTCCAGCCTTTTTCATCTTTTGAAATTGTGCGCCAGCAATACGATTGCCTTTTTCACCGCCGCCGGCTTTTTTGACCAAGGCCTTGAATCCAGTTGTGGCATTGTTGTGTTTGCCCATGTCGCGCTCAGTCACAGCACTCTCAGCTAGATCTTGGCGTTGTGCCAGATCCGACATCTTTTTGTTTAGGTTGTAGAAAAAATTATCCATGGTTTATCCTCTTGGTTTGTTGCCAGTTGCTGGCTTAGGTGGCAACTTGATCTTGCTCATTGGACTTTTGTCTCCCATTGGCAAATCGTTTGTGGTTTTTGCAGGTGGTGTCTTGCCACCAGCCACAGTAAAGTCACTGCGGTAAGCATTTTTGAGCACAGCATGATTGTTGTATTCAGCACTGTAGTCTTTGTACAAGGCTTTTTGTTCCTTGTTTGGTGCAGGAAAATCTGTATCAGTTAGGAGATTTTTGTTTTGAGCTTCTACTTCGCTACGCTCTTGATCCATGCTGTCTTCATAAGGGGTAGTAAGCATTCTGATTCGGTTGGGATCAAACATCAACAACTGGGCCAGTTGTTTAATCTGTGGCTCAATAGCTGGATAACGGAATTCAACATCCACATGTGTCACACGATCATTGGCAAAGGCAGGAAAGTCTGCTGGATTTGCCTGTACCGGTGTGGTCTTGGGTGCCGAGATCTTGACGATATCGAACTGTTTAAGTTTCTCTTCCAAATCTTTTAAGAAATTTGAAGGAGTGTCACCCACAATCTTGATACGATAATTGTAGGTTCTTTCTGATTCAGCGAGGTATTCTTGAAATTTTTTCATGCTTTTTTCCCTATATGATATTTATGAACTTTTGCTTTTTTGATCTCTAGAGCCTATTAGACGTTCCAGCAAATCATTGCGACTCAAGATCTGTCCTTCAGCTGTGGGCAACAGTTCGGTGTCTGGTGCCTGTTGATCCAGTCGAGCTTTTTTCAACTGTAGATCAATCATTTTTAGTTTTTTGTTCAGCTTGGTAGTCTTGGCTGTAAGTGCATGTCCTAACATGGTGCCAGCTACTGCAAACAGTTCAGCGGCAAAACGTGAATCCACATTCATGCCAAGATCACTTAGATCTTGATAGCTTTGTTTGGCAAGATCGGCCAGTTCATCCAGCTCACGATCGCTGGTGTCAAGGTCACGCACAGCCGGTAAGGCCAGGTCAATCTTGTCTATGTTGGTGTCAATAGCTACGATAGCAGCACGTGTTTGTTCTACGGTGAGAACTGGAGCTTCGGATTCTTCGTCTTGTTCAAGTTTGTCAAACTCAAACAGCTCCTCTAATTTTTTTGTCATACCCTATTTACCGCGTTTTTTGCCACCTTGATGAAATATATCGTCTTCGGTTATGACTCTAAAACGCAGGCCTTGTGCCTTGGCCCACTTGGTTGCGGCATCCCATTTGCAGTAGTTCACAGCTACGATAGCCCGATCACGGTCGTTCATTTTGCTTTCAATTAGGCTTTGTTTCTTGGGCTTGATTTCTATCAGTTCAGCAACGGTAGTATTGTTTGGACCGCGGTAAGTGACCAGGAAGTCTGGCACATAGTTGGTCATCTTGCCAGTTAAGGGATGTTTATAAGGAATCCTGATGCTTTCGCTAGCCCACTGTAGCACATTGGTGTTGCTGTCCAGGAACATCATGAAAGTCATTTCCCACCCAGATCTATATTTTATATTACCGTTGCCCACATACTTCTGTGGATTTTGTGGAATGTATATACCTTGTCTAAAGTTAGCCATAGCAGACCCTAGATACGAATGTTGTGTGCCACGTAAAAGTTTGGCTGTGTGGCAACATTTATTCCCAGCAAGGTACTGTTGCTTCTAGTAGCGTTGATGTAGTAGGACAAAGATGCTGTTAAATCTGGACCTGTCTGTCCTTGTATCTGTTGTAATAATGTTAGAACTGGAGTACCACTAAGTTCAGCTACTCTAAACAAGGTAACAGCAAAATTGCCGGCTGCTTCGCCTGTGCCAAACACACTTTGAAAATAGCTGAGAACCGCATCATAGGCATCTACTGGCACATTAACTTCGTAGCCATAGAATCTATCAAATATTTTTACTGAAAGATCAGTTTTGGGATCAGAGTAATTTACGGTGCCCACGGATTATCCTATCTAAGTCCTAGCTGAGTTCTAATGGTTGGTATACCAACAGTAGAAACTTTTGGTGCATTTGGAAAAAACTGTGAATTGCCAGAGTTTATTGCCTGTCTCACACTACCCGGCAATCCTTGTTGTAGTACGCTCTTGGCGCCGGCTTGAACTTCGGCTTTTGCAATCTGTCCAAGATTTGAATTTTTAAATGTGTTATAGGCTGTGCCAGCTGTTTGTACCGCACCTAACACATTTTGTAAACCACCACGACCACTTGCCAATGCTTGTAAATCTTCCACACCACCTGCAACTGCATCAATGAGTCCACCTTGGCCAAAAACCGAGTTGGTTCCGCCTGGCCTTGACAACCCACTCTTGGTTGTATCGTAATGAGCTGGATCAGCAAATCCTGGTACACTGGTACTGGATTGAGCCCCACCAATTGCACCACTCATATATTTGACAGTTTCATAAACCACGGTCAGGGTATGACTCATGGTTCCGTTACCTTGGCTGTAATCGTACTGATCACTTTTCCAATCAGTAATGATTGGGTTGATCAAGGTGTAGCTGGCATAGCGTTTTTGTGCTAGACCGTAAATGGTTATGTCATTGAAGAATCTAGGTTTACCCTTGTTGTCTCCTGTGGCTGTTCCTGGGCTACTATCTGCGTAGCCTTCGCCAATGTATCCCCAGTCGGTGTTTTGTCTACCACTATAGGTATCGGAGGTGTTGTATCCAAACCCGTTTTGCATGACAGCATTTTTACCAGATGTTCCTGCTTGAGCTGGCACATTGTTATAACCGTAACTACTGTCTTTGTAATAATAGGTATAGTAGTTGTACCAGAGATTTCGTATAAGATCACTTTGATCATCGTGCAAAGTGATAGTGACTGGTTGATAATTGATCTTGGTCTGGACGATTCTTTTACGATTGTATTGATTAAGTGTGTCGTGGGTAATCTGATAGCTGGGCAGGTCTGTAGTCTTGACCATGAGCCCTATGCTGGCAAGATCGTTATTTTGGAATGCTCCGGCCAGTGCTGGAATCTGTCCTATGTTCACATTGAAAAAACAATGGAATAAGAACTTGGTTCTAGGAGTAAGTTCGTAGTTGTTGCTTCTGAAGGTCTTACTAGCGTGGGTATAATCTCGTAGCCCGTTGACTCCAAAAAAACCCTGAAGTATATTCTCGCCAAACGAGGCTAAGTTAGTCATACTGTTCCAGTATTATTGTGCTATACCAACACCAGTAGCTACATCACCAAGGCTTCTACCAACTGCAATACCAACACCACCACCGCCACCACCGGCTGGGTTTTGTAGGGCATTATCAAATCTAATGGTCAACGCAATTTGCATAGCTGCATTTTCACCATAGTTAGCATCACCATAGTTGACACCTTGTAGGTAGCAACCATAAATTTCCCAAGTTTCAAGTGCAACTGGAGTATTAGCACCGTTGCCACCATCAAGTACTTCAAATACAGTAGTAAACTTGTAATCAATACCAGCACTTGCTGAACTCATTTCAGCAAAGTCCAATTGTTTCTGTAATTGCTCACCAACCAACTTGCTTACATTGCCAGCAGCATCATCACGTAGATTACATGTGACATCAGCCCAGGTATATTTTCCAGCCAGTTTGATCATGCTGTTGTAGATAGGAAGATCAATGTTATCAAAGGTCACATTTGGCCGAGCAAAATCCACAACCTGTTTGGTTAATTCAGTTACTGGACTTGATACTCCAAAATTCTGAAAGCTCACTCTAAAGCGATACTTCAGTTTGGGCATTAACAAGCCTTGATTGCTGTTACTCTGATCGCTTGCCAGCGGCACGGTCATTTTTGTTAGCGATGATGTAGCCATTTTCGTTTAATCTCCTATTGTACTTTTATTTATGGCAATGAGCCGGGACAAAATTTTAGTCATTTTGCCCCTGTTCATTATACTGTTGCGCCAATGGTTCCTGTGTTTTGAATACGTACTGGTATGTATATAAACTCAACAGCTTTAACTGGCTCAATTGCAATGTCAACCCATAATTCGTTAGCGTCGATTCTAGCCGGTGTGTTATTTGAAAGATCACATACAACCAAGTAATCATAGATACCACGTTTAGCCACTAAGTCAATCATCAAGTTAGTGATACTGTTGGTAATCTGATTGCGTGTGATTGTATCGTTTGGTTCAAACAAATATGTTTTACCAATTGCAGCCAATCTAGCACGTAAGAACGCTACTAAGCGAGCTACGTTGATACGATCAAGTGCAGTAGTTGTACCTTGTAAGGTATGGTTACCAAAGTTAGTAATACCAACACCTGGAATAAAGGTAATTGGATTGACATCGTTCTGATACAATACATCACGTAGGCCTTGATTTACCCCTAACGGAACAAATTCACCAGTCTGTGCATTTAGATAACCAATCTGTGTGGCGTTGTCAATTACACCGCGGCGTGTGCCGGCCGGTGCCAACCATGGATACGCCACTTCGTCACTGCGTATAATTGTACGCAACATCATGTGGCTTGGTGCTGTTACTACCAGGTTACCACTAAGGTCGTTAGTAGTACAGCTTGGATAGAATGCAGCCGCATAAGCATCACCAGCATTTAAATTACCGTCAGCTGTGATTACACCTAGACCGTTGTTGTTGGTTGCCCAAGTTACAATTTCTTCTGGTGTCAATCGTAGCGGAGTATCAACTACTACAAAAGCAGTTTCTCCACGATCAGCATTGAGTAAAGCCAAGTTAGGTGCCAACTCAGGATACTGTGGGCAGGCAATCAAATTAAACTGATTCTGTTCTTCTCTGATTGTGGTGTTGCTATCAATACCGCTTCGTAATGCCTGATTAATAATGGCTCTCTGTGCTTGACGACCCATAAATGGGCTACCGTCAGCTCTGTTACCACTGGCAGTTAACCAGGTGTTGGTAACAGTGATTGGTGTCCAATATGCATTGGTTCCAGGAGTTTGATTTGTATTAGCTGTCAAACAGATGTACTCTATACTGCTATTAGTCACTAAAGCACCAACGCTGTAGGCAGTGCTGCTTAACCATTGGTACGCTGGATAGTCGGTAGTGTTGAAATAGTTGCTTTGGAATGTCTTGACATTGAATCCGCTACGACGAGTGTTCCATAACAAAATACCTTCTGGATATAGGCTTGGACTCGGTGCGTCTGGATCCAAGTAGTCACTGACTAACAGGCTAGTGATAGTTGGCAACGGATCACTTACAGGATCTGTAGTTCCGTTTGGTGCCCATCTGGCATCAGCAAACAATACACCACTTTGTGTGGTTTGATTGCTGTTGTCAATCTGTACCCATTGATCAGTTCCATCAACATTTTCCCAACGATTAATTACCGGATATAATTCAAGATTGCTTGTGTCAATCCACAAATCACCGTAGACCAAAGGACTTAGTGCTGTGTTGTTCTGTGTAGTTGGTGCACTAGCGGCAATGATTGGACCACTGGCATTGGTGTCAGTGAGGTTGTAACCACGGATATCGTTGTCCACATTTTGATAACCTTGCCATCTGCCACCATCCTGGATCATGATATCCACTTGTGTCGGGTCGCTGTAGTACCAGTAAGTACCAGTATCAGGATTTTGATCTGGAGCGGTTGAGCTGGTTGTATAGCTAAATGTTGGGTAACTTACCCAGTTACTGAGAACTAATGTGTCAGTGTCAGTTACATTCAATGCAGTCAAGCCTCGGATATTTTGACCAGTAGTAAAACCAGCAGTAGCTACAGCAGTACCTGTTAAATCAGTAAGTTGGATGTCACCGCCTTGACTGTGTGTAAACACAATATAACCACTACTGTCAACTGTGGCACTCACATAAGGAATATCTGCAGCACTAACTGCGGCAATAAAGTCTGATACAGTAGTACCAGTTAACTCTGCTGTGGCTGTATTAAGTGTGGCACTACCAGCTTCGGTAGCACTGATTGTAAAAGTATCACCACTGCTAAACACTGTACTAGCAGAAGTAATATAAGAAGTCACGTTAGTGGCACCTAAAATATAGCGTTCCCAGATCATGAATGCGCCAGTGCCATCACCGTATGGGTCAACTTGAGCATAGGTTGCGCCAACAGGAATAGTAGCGCCACCACCAGCTGGATCTAGTGCATATAAAGCTGCAGCATCTGTGGCGTATACTGGACAATTTTGTTGTATAAATGTACCCAGAGTTGAATTGTATTTCTTGACTACCAAATTGGTACCTAAGTTTACATTGTTTGTTTTTTGCCATACAGAACCAGTTGGGTATGGAATTGTACTTGAACTGTTCCAGCGTGGATTTTGATAGCTTGGACTTGCTTGATATTCTGGAGTTGCATACGCACCTGCTGTGATACCTAGAGTAGCCAATGGAGTACCGGTGCCGTTTTTAACGCTGACACTGCCAAACCATTTAATGTTACCAACACTTGTTGGTACTGTAGATGCAGATACAAAACTGACTGTGGTGTTGCTTGCGGCAACTACATCAAATGTACCATCGTATGTACCACTAGTGGTACCAGCAATGGTAATGGTACTACCAACAGGATAAGGATTAGGTACAGTGTTTCCTGCATTGGTAAATGTTAAAGTGGCAATACCTGTTGATACATTTGCAGTACTACCTGTAATATTACCTGCGTAGCCAGTTGATAGGCTATCAGCATAGATAAACAATGCACCACCAATTGCAGCAGAATAAACACCGGCTATGTTGGCTGTGTTGATTGCTGCGGATAAACCAGCTGGAGTATTATTAGTTGATACTGGAACTGTAACTGTGCTAGTATTATTAATAAAGATTGTGTTGTTGGCAACCAATGATGCGGGTGCTAGTGTGCCACTAACTGTAGGCCATGCTGTTTTCCAATCATCACTACCAACTGCTACCCAAGTGTTATATAACTCACCTAATGTGGTTGAGCTAGTTTGTGTAGTGGTTGGACCACCACGCTTGTAGTATTCAGGATTTTGTAGTGCGCCTGCAACATCAGCACTTTGAACTCCACCACCGACCACTGTGTAGTCACCAATACTGCCATAACTTTGTAGCGGTATTGATTCGCCAGTTACCAAATTAGCTGTGCTAGTAATAACACTAGGAATTTTGTTGCTGAATGCACCAGTGGTCAAATTCCACTCAAAAATTCCCCATGAACTATTAACTGAATCTAACCAGTATGTGTTGTTGTTTGGAGCACCCAACGGTCTAGTTAAACTAGCAGTAAGAGCAGCCAGGTCAATATCAACACGCTGTATATAACATTGGTTGGTAATACCCAATGCGCTATAAGCGGCCAATAAACCATATTCATTCAGCTCGTATCCGTTGATCGGAGTACCAGCTGTGGTATTGTAAAAGAACGGAACACCAAAGGTGTTGAGCAAGTCTCTTTGACTTGTCATTAAATAAGTTTTGTTTGCATTAACAGCCAGTGTGCCCGAAGCTACACCAACTCCAGCGCCAGAAACTTTGTTCTGAGCTGTTGCCAACAAAATAAACGGTACCGAATTGGTAGCGCCTGGGATATAATTGCTTTGATCAATTATAGTAACTTGTACACCGGGGGATATTAGAGCCATATCAAAATCCTTTTTTCTAGTATAGATATTTATGGCCAATGTCAAAAAGAACGTCTGTTGCCTGCCCTTTGGAAAGGTTTGATGTAAATACAACATGAAAAGACCGTTATGTTTGGTGTGTAAACAGAGATTTTGTGCTATAAATTACTATCGTGATGAACAGGCGCACTATCGCAGTAGGTGCGAACACTGTATCAAGAAAAATCAACGGATTAAACCGCCAATAGCTCGATGGCAAACTGCAGGCTACAAGAAAAAACCCATGTGTGATAGATGTGGGTTCAAGTCTAAATATGCCGCACAGTTATTGGTGTATCATGTGGATGGCGACATGAACAATGTTGCTGTTCGTAACTTAAAAACTGTGTGTCAGAATTGCGTTATTGAAGTTGCCAAATCTACTCTGCCTTGGCGCCAGGGAGATCTTGAACCAGACCTGTGATCTGTTGGTATAACGCATCTAGACTGGAATTGTTCTCAATCACAGCATCAAATTTGGTGCCAATCCAGGCAGTTTCGCTGGCATGGATATTGAATTTTTCCAAGGCAATTCGACTACGGCTCCAGGTGATATTTTTTTGCCCTTCGTTTACAGACAGTGCTAGTGGGTACCATTCAGGATCAGGTCCACGGACTACACGAACCACACGTCCACCGGCCGACTTGATACTGGCGATTTCGTTAGGGAATCTACAGTCGCTTATGACCACATCATCGGTTATTTTGCGCAATTTGTTTTCTAGGCTGGCAATCCAGATATCATCGTGGAAGCTACGTCTGGCAACTTCAGTCCCCCAAAACTGTAGCACCCATCTAGGTGTTATGTCCATGCCTAAACGGTCACTCCACCATTCATCTCTTTGTTCTCGCCAGGCACGGCTCTGTTTGGTACGACCTTCGAGTAGTTCTCGATCCCAGCCAAACACATGAGCCACAGCATCTTTCAGTGTGTTGGCAAAACTTTCACGTTTAAATTCGTGTATGTTTACCAGATAATCTGCTATAGTGTCTTTGCCAGCGCCGATCAAGCCACAGATGCCAAGAATCATGCCATTTCCCTTATATTGAAGTGTTGTAACGTTGTTTGTAATAGTGCGATTTGCCTGCGACAGTCTTCTAAGGCATGGTGACTGGTGGCAGGTTTAGGCAGTCCGGGCCATAAACTAAACACAGTACGGCTGTCACGCACAGCATAAAACTGCCAGGGTATGGGTTTGCCATAGCTCTTATAGGCATGTTCCAGGATGTTCATGTCGTATGTGGGACCTTGTGCCCAGATTCTTTTGCTGTGCCAGATCAATCGACCCAATTCATCTAGTGCTTGAGCCAATGGTATGCGATCTTGTTCGGCAAAGGCTTCATCCTTGGCCGCGGCTGGTTGGGTGGCCCACCAGTCTATGGTGCTTTGTTGTATGCTACGATCGGGTTGGCTTTCCAGGCTAATCCTGGCATAATATTTTGGTTCGCAATAGCCGGAACCAAACGGGTCAAAACTCTGTGCCGCGATGGTCAATATCGTAGTGTCCGGTCCTGTGCCCAATCCTTCTAGGTCTATCATTAAATCTGCCATACTGCTAGTATAACAGAAATTTTGGTATCAATGTTGTAAAAAGGTTAGCCTATGACCCAGCTAAGAGGTTGGCTTCCATCAACGTAGTTCTTGAGTTCTTCGATGCTTTTTTCCATTATGGCCAGACCTTCAGCCTTCATGGCTGTACCGTTCAAGGTGCCACCACCTTGTGGTCCTGCAATAGTTCCAAACTTTTCTCTTGCTTCACCAATTATGAGTTTGCAGTTTCCAGTCATGTAGTTACGCATCCACTGACTGATTAACGGATCACTCAGCATGTTGAATTCAGGTTTGTAGTTATAGGTCCAAAGTAATACCGCTTCACCAGTACCTTTAGGATCACGGACCAGCTGTAGTTTTTTGGTCACAGGATTGAATGTGTAGTTCATGTAGGCGCCAAACATACGTCCGGCCAATTCCACATACTGGCTATAAAAGTCAAAAGTAGCAAGGCCACCTGCCACATTAAAATTCATCAGGTATACATTCAAACTGGCTTGGCTGAATGGATCAAAGTTTGACGCAAACGGTCCAGTGCTGTCACCAAATGTTCTGCGGAATATCTGTCGCACACTGTAAACTTCTTGTGGCAATTCATAGATGTTGACATTGGTTACTAGTTCCATGAATGTGTAGCTTTCTTCGTAGGCGTTTTGTGCTCGCTGGCGATAGGTACCAACTGTGTTTCTATAGGCTGCTTCGTAGTGTTCAGCATCCAGCTCAATGTCTATGATCTGGTCACCCAGTTGATACCGCACATACTGGAATAGATTTTGTTTTAGTGTTTCAAGACTTGATTCTTGTTGGATAGCCATACAATCGCTCCTATAAGAGTATTTATCAAGAATGCTACCAGGCCTTGAGTATGATCAAGTTCTCGTTACCACGGCCATTAAACTTGATTTCTGTGCTTTTTATATCTTTGTACGCTTTTCGTGCCGCGGGTTTTCCAACTGACACGATAGATTTGATCTGTTCAGCTGGTTTGCGTAGAGTCTTCTGTGAGCTGTTGACAGCATCAAAAGCCACAATGCTGGTTCCTTTAATCGTAAATGACCCCACATGAGCGTCAGCTACCACATGGATCAACTTGCGTTTTTTGGTATCATATAACCAGGCTTCACTGGCATTGACTAAACTGGCTGGTGCTTCAGATACCAGTTTGAGTTCTGCAAAGTCTCGGAGATACTTGAACTTACTAGATAACTTTTCAGGGCTTATGGCTTTCTTGGCACGCGGTTTGCGTTCTACTTTCTTGATCTGTACATAGCTGGCGCAGTCATTGATCACCAGTTCGCAGAATTTTACGCAATTACGCAACTGTATCCGGGTGAGATGACTGTATGCTTCTACTAGATCTGCGTCACGTCCTTCCACAGTTTCTTCAAACTCAGCCAGGCGATCTTTCCAGATGGCACTGATAGTGCCAATCATCTGTGGTGCCACATTCCTACCACGGATGTGTGACATGGGCTTGAATTCAGCTGTCAACTTTGCGCCTTGCTGTAGGAAATCATCAAACATGCCTTCCAGTTCACCAGCACACTCACTCATGCGTTCACGCAGATGATCTTGTATGGTTAATCGGGCTTGTGTAGTTTCTTCTTCGGTCACGACCTTGACCACTTCTTGTTTGATACGCATCATGTCACTGATCTGGCTGTCAATTACGCTGAGTTCATGTTCACTTAGTGCTAGGCCAATCAAGTTCATTCTACATACCCAGGCTGTGGTACTACGGATCTGGCTGTCAGGAATGCCTCTTATGAGTTTAGCGTCTTTAGGTCTGTCGTTGTGTTCAAGCCAATGGGCTATCATGTCTTTGGCATCTTTTTTACCGTAGTGATAGTTGTACCAAGTGAAAGCCTTGAGCATGGCACTGGTCCTATCTCCGTCAGTCAACACTAACTTCCAGGCAGGTTCTGAGCCGGTGTATTTTACATCGGCACTTTTGGGATTTAGTAGTTTGATTTCTGCGGTGGGTTTTTTAGTCTTTACCATTGGATGTCCTTGATATCATGATTGTTAATTATAACACTGGGTTCTTTTGTAGTCAACCGCCGAGCAAACAGGCAAATACCAAGTATTTTTCCAGGTTTTTTACCAAGTCTTCGGCTTCTTGTTCCAGGGTTTGGTAGCGGGCAGTGGCCCTATGTAGCCTACGACATTCTACACTCTCCTGGCTCAGTCGATTCAGCACTGTGGTTATGGGTTTGAGCATTTTAACTAAATCTCTTCTGGCCACTCGACTTCGTACACCGGCAATCTGTCGTTCTGCTTGTTTCAAACGTTCTTGTATCTGTTCCATATAGTATTTTATCCTGTTTTGAGTTTTTGGTCAAACTTTGCGGTAAATACTTGACTATGCCACGCCTGAGCCTTTATCGCCCCAATCGAACCAACGACTATCAATTCTTTGATCGCACTATCAAAGAGATGTACACAGTAGGTGGAGTAGATGTTTATGTCCACAAATATCTGGGCCCAATCTTGGATGAAAGTGAGAATCCTGGAAACAACGATGCCACGCTACCAGTGTACGACAGTGTGAATCCGTTGTTTATTGAAGATTTGCTGTTGTTGGAAAACAGAGATAGAGCCTATGATCCTGATGTGTATATCATGCGCGGTGTTTATCAACAGCAAGATATTGATTTTGATCTTACACAATTTGGCTTGTTCTTGAACAATGATACCTTGTTTATCACGTTCCATTACAACTACATGATTGATGCGTTTGGTCGTAAATTAATGTCAGGTGATGTGCTAGAGTTGCCCAACCTTAAAGATTACTATCCTCTAGATCCAACCATACCGTTGCCTTTGCCCAAATACTATGTGATACAGGATGGGTCTTATGCCACTGAAGGATTCAGCCAGACCTGGTTGCCGCACATATGGCGTGTGAAGGCCACTCCAATGGTCAATGCCCAAGAGTTCCAACAGATTGTCAACAAACCTTTTATGCCGGACAATATCTGGGATCCAGGAAATTTTTATCCAGCGGGATTCACTGTGCTAGATGGCGACAGCTACTATCTTTCCAAGGGCAATGTTCCTCCGGGCACTCCTGTGACTGATACTGCCTACTGGACTCCCATCACCGATCCTGCCACAGTGGGCGATCGTATGAGTACTAGACCCCGAGACCTGGAGATCAACGATGCCTTGTTGGCACAGGCACAGGTGGATGTTCCGTTTAGTGGATACGATACCACAAAATTTTACATATTACCAACTACTCCCTACGGTGATCCAGCCAGCGTTGGCATTGTGGCCAGTGATGGATCTGTATCTTCTAGTAGCACACTCGAAGGCGAAGGTACTAGTCCTAGCAGTTTTGGTTATACCATGGGCTATCTCTCAGGTGGATACGATCCAGAGACTGGGTACTTGTTGCCACCAAATGGATTGCCAGTTGTTCCGGGTGTGAGCTTTCCACCTAATCCCACAGTTGGTGCTTATGCGTTGAGATTGGACTACTCGCCCAATCGTCTATTCCGCTACAATGGTAGTCGATGGGTGGCCATAGAATCCGCAGTAAGAACTGATCTTGATCTAGCACCGGCCGCAGAAACTTTACGCAACAGCTTCGTGAACAATACATATACAGTGAGCACCACAGACATGGGTAATATTCCAAGTCGTCAAAGTCTCAGCCAGATACTCAAACCTCTAGCTGATAACGGTGATCAAGGCGGCAACATTACCCCACCCAACCCAAGACCACCAGGATAACCATGGCAGTTACACAATTTTTTTATGACGAACAAATACGTCGTTTCTTGTTGCAGTTCGCCAGGATCTTTAGTAACTTCCAGGTCGAGTATGGTCGTAACGAAGAAGGCAAAAACGATACCCTAGTGCGTGTTCCAGTTCGTTATGGTGACAGCAGTCGACAAGCACAAACTATCATACAACAAAACAGTGCCAACGAATTGCCCAGTACTCCATTAATGACTTTTTACATCACTGATCTCAAATATAATCGTAGCATGATCCAGGAACCCAACTTTGTCAGTACTATAGCGGTACGGCAAAGAACATATGATAGCATGACTGACACATACGAAACTACTCAAGGCAATGCGTTTAGTATAGATCGTCTAATGCCAGTGCCGTTTGAACTGACCTTAAAGTTGGACATGTGGACAAGTAATACCAATCAAAAAATGCAGTTGCTAGAACAAATTTTAGTATTGTTTAATCCCAGTTTAGAATTACAAAGTACTGACAACTACATAGATTGGACAAGTTTAACTACGATTTACTTAGAAGACGTCAATTGGTCAAGTCGTAGCATTGGGGCAGGCAATACCGAATCAGCCATTGACATAGCTACCCTGACTTTTAGATTACCCATGTGGATATCTAGTCCAGCCAAGGTCAAGAAATTGGGTGTTGTTGAACGTATTGTAGCCAGCATCTATGATGCTAACGGTGATGCTAGCCTAGCTATCACCGACAACGATCTATTGCTTGGCACACGACAAGCGTTTACACCATTTAACTATCAGGTACTGTTGATCAACAATACTCTACAGGTCCTGCGTGAGCCTGAAGTAATTGATGAATCTAATGCCAGTTTAACACCGCCAGACAGTCCGGCCAGCAATCTCATGTGGCATTCCGTAGTTGGTTTATATGGTACATTACGGCCTGGGATCAGTTACATAAGTCTAGAACAACCAGATGGCACAGATGTGATTGGAACTGTGACTTATGATCCAAGCGATGATAGATTTTTATTGTGGAACGTAAACATTGACACTGTTCCAGCCAACACCTTGTCACCAGTTGAGGCAGTAATCAATCCATTGGCCAGTGGACCCGGAGCTGGCCTGCCCGAACCAATATTAGTATCAACACTTACCCGACTGGGACCTACACGATATCTCCTAACCGAAGGAACAGGTTCATGGGATGGCACAACTGCTGAATCCTGGACCGGGGATCAAGGACAACCCATGGTTGCCAATGCCAACGACATTATAGAATGGGATGGTTATCGCTGGATTGTGACGTTTGACAGTACTAGCAGTCCTGCAAACGATCAGTATGTCACAAACATAACTACAGAATTACAATATCGCTGGACTGGCGAAGCCTGGGTCAAGAGTTATCAAGGCCTATACAAGGGAGGCCTATGGACACTGGTATTGTAAATGCCGTGGGCATTTGGTTTTACAGTGTGGCTACCAACACTTACCTGTATCTCATGCGGAATGATACCAAGCACCCCGATACCTGGGGATTGCCCGGTGGTAGAGTAGAGCCAGGCGAAACCCTGATGCAGGCCATCACAAGAGAATGTACCGAAGAACTAGGCACAATGCCTGATTATTTGAAACTGGTTCCATTGGAAAAGTTTACCACAGCCGATCAAGGCTTTGCTTATCATACATTTTTTTGTAGCGTGGATAGAGAATTTGTTCCAGTCTTAAATGAAGAACATCAAGGCTGGGCATGGATTGCCAGTGGCAGTTGGCCTAAGCCGTTGCATCCAGGCTTATGGTCAACTGTGAATTTTGATGCAGTGCAAGACAAGATCCATACCATGGAAGCCCAGATTCAAATATCGCAGTAGCCTATAAAGTCTGGGTAGTTGATTGCTCTGGCATTAGGCAAGTCTAACCAGACGTCCGGCACATTACTTGGCACACCAGCAAACGTAAACTGTGTTCCAGGGTATGACCGCATCACATCACAAACTTGATTAATCCAACCCGGGTGCCCGGCCTCGGTATCTCGATGATAGCCTAGCATGAATATTTCTTGATGTCCATCAAAGGCCGCAAGATACATCAGCATGACCAAGTCAAGAAATTTTGGTCTGTGTGGGATAAGATAAAACTCTCCTGGATTGGCGATACAATTCCTGGCATCAGTGTACACAATATTATCTTTTGCGTATCCCGATTCAACCAATTGTGCCAAGTTATCACGACGTGTTTCTACAGCAAAATCCAATCGCATCTCCAAGGCCACGTCTCCTACACCATAAGTTTGTAATTTTTTTGATCCCAATAGTCCGCCACGATGATGTTGTAATCGTGTGTAGTCAAAATATTGTCTTTCTGCTGTGTGTCCTAGGCAGGCAGCACGTCCACTGATATGATGATTCTCAATTGGATTAGCGATCCACTCTCTTGTTTCTTCTCGTTTTCCACCAGCCCAACGTGAATTGGTTATTACAAATTCTCCCGGATAGTCTTTGCGAAATCGTGCGTCCATTATTTTACCTGTCTATTAGTTAATCAAAAAAGAACATCTGCCACAAGCGAGAATTTTCAGGAGTCCATCCAAAGTACGCACAGGCACTGTGTAAGTATCCAGCGTTGAATATATACAGGCGATTGTACACATTGCCAATGATGTCAACATCTTCAAATGGCGTCTTGTCAAGATTTCTTGCTCCTGACCTAAAACAACGTCCAAACTCAGGATGACTGCGGTGCCGTATGTCTGTGCCTTTGAGTGCGTGTGTCATGGTGCCCGATTCATGTGGAGCACCTGGTGTGAGATACAACATGGCAGCCCATTTTTGTGTGTCCGCATGATAAACCAAGGGTTCACCTTCGATGTTGAACTGGAATCGACCATTCATGCCGTGTGATTCCCAGGCAGTGATTTTCTCTCCCATAATATATTCAAATTCTTCTTTGAGTCCAGGGAATAAAAATTGTTTGTAGGTTCTGCTACCAATGTAGGGCTTGCCAGGTCCACTGGGTTCATATTCTTGCTTTAGTGCAAATGCTCGTATGGCATCCGGATCTTGATAGAAATTGTCCACTACCCAGAACCCTTTCATGTAATCAGGATTGACTATATTGGTTGTGGATCTAGTCCCAACCCGGTGTCGATTGATCACTTCAACCACAGGCGGTTTAACTGGCTTGGCTGTTGTGGGGAACATGTAATCACCAGCAAATTTCAATCCGTCTGTGCTGTCTACCAAGTGAGCCTGTACGTCTGCACTGACCAATTCTGGATGTATCCACCAGTCTTCGTAACTGTGTGTATGATTGTAGGCTATATCGCCAGCCGCTAACACATAACCTTTTGATAGTAAATATTCTCTTGCTTGATCTCTTATTTTAGTGTCAACATAGTAATCGTGTTCAAACGTGATCACGGCAAATCTATATTGATCAAATGGAATACGTTTTAGTATTTCAAACGAGTACGTGGGCGGATCACAATCAATTTGTAGGTAATCCAGATCTCCGGAAAAACCTAGCGTAAGTAGGAATTTTGCATAATCAACCTTGGTGGCATCTAGACAGAACACAAGATTGTTACGTTTTTCCATAAATTCTGTCACTACCTTTTGATTTATGTCAATACTAACGCCGGTCCAGCCAAACGCAGTTTCCAACAAGGCCGTGTTGTTGTTTTTAAAAGGTTCTGCACTGCCAATTTCTAAGTAACGCCCGTTACGTTTACCGTTAGTAGCAGACAATACAAACATGTCTTGATAACTTTGCGCATGATTCTTTTCAATGGCGTCAATGCCAGCAAACTGTATCCTGGCGTCCAATTGTTTATCTGCTGTATACGGTGTTGTAGTATTGGGCCATCCAATGCTGCCAAGATTCCTGTTGACTGAATTTAAAAACATTTCGCTCATCCGGTAACTGAACTTTAGATCATGCATGATTTCTCTGGACTGTTCGGTCTGCCCTACCCACCAGGCAGCTACACCTTTTTCAAATAACAGTCCATAGTATCCAGGATATTGTACATCTGTGGTCAACGGAGGCAAATCAAACTCGCAATTACTTAGACCAATGTTGGCCATGGTGTAAGAATCATGCCATTCTTTTTTGACTTCGTGCAAGCGACTCAATAAAAAGTATGCTTCAGGTCTTTTGGGCATGAGACTGATGGCTTTTTGTAGGATGACTTTTTCTGTGTCGTCTCGAGTTTTTTGTCTTTCAAAACACAAGGCCATTCTTAGCAAGGCTTCGTATTGTTCTAGATCGGTTTGTGATCGTTCGGCTGTGCGTAGATAAAAACTGATGGCGGCACCAGTTTGGCCAATTGAATCATATTCGAGACCCAGGTTAAAATTGGCCTGTGCCGAGTTATAATTCTGTATGTATTCGTGTAGGCGTTGGATCAGCATGTTAAACTCCTAGGTATTCTGTTAGCATAGTTTTAGGCATTCTCAATATAAACGCACAGTTATCTTGGTAACCAAAGCTCAATAATAAATCATCTTTGAAAAATGCAGCACCACAACAAAATTCAATATCGGCATTCATGAAACTGAATGCATCTGTGAATTTTACGATGTTCCACGATCGATCCCAAACTAAAAATCTGTGTTTATAGGTTGCATCTTTTTCACCAGTCTCACTCTTGAACAGATTGACTTCGTGTATCAAGGCCAGATAGTGATCGCCGTATGGTATCACGTGGCTACTGCCTCTGAAATCGGGTTGTCCGGATATAAATTTACTTTGATCAAGATGCACTGTTGTTGTAGAGCCGTCTTCGGGATTGAATCGTACTACTTCTGTGGGATTGCTCCATTTGACATAGTGATAGGGCTGATCTATAATAGGCATCCAATTTTTTTCACAATAGGTAGCATTGGCACCTGGCGCTGGCATCCGTGTGCGTTTGATTTCTCTTACTGCATTGGTTTTGACATTGAGTTCACTGAGTTCCATACGGCCTTGACCGTTTGTGGTAGTGTCTCGTCGCACACCACTTAGGAATAGTTTATTGTCCCAACGGAATAATCTACCATCTTCAAGCCCAACAAACTCCCAAATTGGATCTACGTCTAATTTTGAAGTGTCTATTGTGGTAATCTGATTCAAGGATAGATCGTCATTGACAGTACAATAAAAGTTCCAGGTGCGTAGATTACGATCGTTTTCTGGGTGCAGATACTGTAAAGGTCCATATCTGTGTTGAAATTTTTTATTTTCTGAATGATACAAGGTATAATTTACATGTCGTATATTACATATCAACTGACCATTGTCCACGTAAATGCTGGGATTCATCAGCCCAGTTCCGTTTGTGAGTTCGGCTGGAATAATTAGTGGATGTATGCTACCACCTTGCTCAATAGCAGATTTTACCAGGCCTGATTTTTTGATTGTTTGTGAGAGATTCATATACTATCATTTATGACAGCTAAATGATAGTATAAATTTTTTGTCTCTTTATGCTCGGCCTACTGCCACTTCAATAATGCCAACTGTTTCGCTGTCATAATCTTGTAGGGCTTTACCAATCAGGCATCCTGGTTGATATACGGAAGGATCTAATCGTACAGCCACTCCGGGAATATCACCAGTTACCAAACGATCTCCTTTGGCTATATTGCCTGTGACTTGACACGGCACACGACCAACCAACGCAACTGGCACTATATTTTTACCAGATTGAAACGTATTCATCAAGTGAGCTGGTTCTGTACTGACCACGCCAGCCACAGCAGGATTACTCAGTGTAGTACTGATTGTGACTTCGTTTGCGCCGCCAAATACCAATACTGTTCCAGGAGCATACTCAAAATCGGCTGCATAACATTCTGCCAAGTCGGCGTATTGTGCTGTGGTTGCTGTAACCTGAAGCACATTGGTTGCGGCATTGAAGCTGAACGCTGTGGCTGCAGTTCGTATACTTGGAGTGGCCTGTGTTCCAGCACCAGAAACAAACACAGGATAGAATGTGCCAGTGGTGACTGCTGTGGCATTGATTGCTGTACTTGGTCCAGTTGGTCCTTGATTACCTTGATTACCTTGATTACCAGTAGTTCCTTGATTGCCCTGGTTACCAACGGTACCTTGAGTACCTTGGGTACCAACGGTACCTTGATTGCCCTGATTACCATTATTGCCGTTTGTACCAGCGTTACCTTGTGTACCAGTGGTGCCTTGATTACCTTGATTACCTTGATTACCCGTGGCGCCTTGAGTACCTGTTGTTCCTTGATTGCCCTGATTGCCCTGATTGCCTTGGTTACCAACAGTTCCCTGAGCACCAGTAGTTCCTTGGGTACCTGTTGTGCCCTGATTGCCCTGATTGCCTTGGTTACCAACAGTTCCCTGAGCACCAGTAGTTCCTTGGGTACCTGTTGTACCTTGATTACCTTGGTTACCTTGATTACCAACTGTGCCTTGTGCTCCGGTAGTGCCTTGTGCTCCGGTAGTGCCTTGGGTGCCGTTTGTGCCTTGGGTACCGGTTGCACCTTGAGTTCCTGTGGTACCTTGAGCGCCAGTTGTGCCTTGTGCACCAACAGTTCCTTGTGTGCCTGTAGTTCCTTGTGCGCCCGATCCTTGTACTGGGTTGCCGTTGGCGTATTGGAATCCACCAGCCATGACGTTACCGGTCACAGTGACCAGGCCACCTGTGCGTATGTTACCACCAATTATGTTGCCAGTTCCAGTTACAACCCCAGATCCAAATAACACATTGCCACCTGTTACGTTTGCTGTAACATTTAAACTGCCCAGTGTGCCTACTGAGGTAATATTTGTTTGACTTGCAGTCTGTAAAGTACCAGTCAAGTTTGTGGCAGTTATGTTACCAGTACCGCTTACAACCCCTGTGCCAAATAACACATTGCCACCAGTGATGTTTGCTGTAACAGCCAAACTGCCTAGTGTGCCCACTGAGGTAATATTTGTTTGACTTGCAGTCTGTAAGGTACCGGTCAAGTTAGTAGCAAATACATTGCCAGTGCCACTTACAACACCTGTGCCAAATACAACATTGCCACCGGTTACGTTTGCAGTTACGCTGACAGTGGTTCCTGTATGAGCGGTTGCTGATATGTTACCGCCTGTGATATTACCGCTTGCACTCAGTATGCCTTGTACCTGCATGCCATTGCTGGCCACCCAGGTGTTGGCAGTACTGCTATAGGTTAAGCTGATGAATTCACTACCTGCTGGGCCAACTCCAATGCCACCACCGTTGGCCGCAGTTGCATTGGCTGCATTGTTGGCCATGTTAATAGTTAAGTCGTTTGTGGTTATGTTGTTACTGTTGATATAGGTCACGTTACCATTTACAACCAGGTTACCTTGGATAATAACTTCGCCATCAACACTGCCAGGACTGTTTGGATCAATAACAATGGTATAATTACTTGATGTGATACTGTTACTGGTAATGTCAAATGTACCAATGCGTGCAATGCCGTTTGTGGTCAAATTGCCAGCAGTTACGTTGGCTGTCACACTCAAACTACCCAATGTGCCTACACTGGTAATATTAGTTTGACTTGCTGTCTGTAAGGTACCAGTCAAGTTAGTGGCAAATACGTTGCCTGTACCACTCACAACACCAGTACCAAATCTTACATTGCCGCCAGTGATGTTTGAAGCGGCACTTATTAATCCACCTGTTAATATGTTTCCACCGGTTACGTTTGCAGTGACAGCTAAACTGCCCAGTGTACCCACTGAGGTAATATTTGTTTGTGCGGCTGTTTGTAAAGTACCAGTTAGGTTAGTGGCAAATACATTACCAGTTCCGCT